GTCAGCCCACCTGAATAGGTTATCAATTATCATCGGGTCCGGAGGGAAAACAGTTACCCCTTCATGTTCATACATGGTGTTAATCTTATGCTTGTTGGCATCGTTCAAAAGTACTTTAACCGTATGCCCTCTTTTCACAAGCTCCCGGTTTATATTTCGTGCCATTGATTCAGCACCCGCCCCGTGACGTGGGTAATACAAATGAATTGACCAAAGGATGTTCATATATTTGTTAGTTGTGTTCTAAGTACATTCTTTATTTCTTCAATTGACTCTTTTACACAAAAACAATTGTCGTATAGCCTTATTTCTGTGCCGTTGTTTTCATATAGCTTCATTGACTGCACCTGTCCAAAGTTTATAAAAACTTTTTTATCATTTTGAAGTGTCAATTCGATAAATTTCATAACAATTTATTTTGAGTTTCTAATAATTGATAAAAAGCATTTTGCTTCCACAAATCGGAATAACTTTCCCTTTGCACACAAATAAACGGCTTACAAATGTAACACTTTAATTCGGGTTGAATTTGATTCTTTAAAAAGTCGTCGTAAACAAACGGTCCGTAAGGGTCAAATCGTTCTGTAATGTATTTAGCAGCCTTTGGCGTGTATGCGACGGCGTGAGTAGTCCAAGTGTGCAAACAACGCCACCAATGATCTTTAACGTGCTGCAATGACTCTAAAACATTGCCACCGAAATAAAGTATATCCCAATCGCCTGGAGCAGTAGATAACACTTCATTAAATCTATGGCTTACGAATAACACATCATCCTCAAATACCAATGTGTTTTCAGTTATAATTTGAAGTATTGCCTTTTGTGAAAGATTGAAAGAGGTTAAAGGATTTTCGTGTTCAATGGCACTAAATCTCTCAACTTGCAAACCCTGTAAAATAAACTCATTGTTCGCATGATGCCAACGGTCTTTTCTGTGGTCTAAGTTTAAACAGATTCCTTTCATAATACAAAAATAAAAAAACCCCTCGATTTGAGGGGCTTTTATTTTGATCTTTATTCTTAGCTTCCAATGTCGCCGTAAACGGCTGCAGTAGGTTGGAAAGACAAAAGTTCGATTCTCGCTTCGGCACGATAAGTAACCAAGTTTTTCACAAAGTCATCTTGATCGGTTTCAGTTGAACGAACCTGTAAGCCAGACGCTTGAGCGATTGCAAAAGCATCGGTATTCATAGCGTAGAACTTACCGCTTGTAACTTGACTGTGAGCAACAACAGGAATACCAGCCAAACGAACAGAACCGTCGGGCGCAATGATTGTACCACCTGGAACTGAGTAATCAGAAGGCTTAGTTTTCAGCAAACGCGCCCATGATGCGTGAGTGGTCAAAATCAAGTTTGCGTTACCTAATCCGAGTGCAGCGTGTTGTGCAATTGCGTCGATCATTTTGGTAGCGTTAACGGTTTCAGAAGTACTCAAAGCAGTAGAACCAGATGCGATTGAGTTTAAGAAACGAATGTTTACCGCTTTGTTCCAATCTTCGATAAGTGACTGTGAAAGGTACGCTTGAAGGAAAGGAAGGTCCTGCAACATTTGACGGCTAACTTTTGCGTAACCAGCAATGAACGGAACTGATACGTTAACCTGTGTTACATCGTAATCAACCTGTACTTTTGCGTTACCTTCAGTTTGCGCTCCGAATGATCCTTCGCCTACGCCTGTGGTAGCACGTGGGAAAGTTACGTTACCTGTTGCAGTAGGGATAATGCGGAACAACTCATACAAACGAGGGTTTGACTGAATCGGGCGCATGTTTGAGTTTGGAACATAACTGATTTGGCTTGTTCCTGTCAGGTTGTTGCCAAGTGTCATTACACCTGCATCCTTAGACTGGAAAGGGGTTTCACTTTTGATCTTATCGAAGTTTTCAGAAATGATGCCTTTCAGTTGTTCAACCATCAAATCTTGACGGCTCATGTCCTTACGGGCAGAATCTTCAATGTTTGACTTCAAACGGTTACCTTCAGCAAGAACTTTGTTCACTTTTTCAGAAAGTTCGCCGAGGGTTTCACCTTTCTTTTTTGCATCTTCATTAAGCTGGTTAACGTGTGCTTCAACTTTGGCGTTTACCTCGCCAATTTCCTTTTTGATGCTATCCACTAAGGGATTCAAAGCATCTGTAAATTCATTTGCCATTTAGAGTTTAAATTTAAGAGTTTGTAATAATATTGCTTGTTTCAGTTTATCTGCTTCGCTCGGCTCGACTGTCTTTTCAACGGGTTGAGTGAGTATATTAAAAAGTTGACTGATTCTTTCTTGAACTTGTTTAAAACGAATTTCGATTAACTCAAAACTTTCATCTGTAAATCGTCCGTCACGGATTGACTTAGACAAAAGTGACAGTTCGTTGTTTAATTTGTTTAATTCGTTCTGTTTTTCCTCAAGTGATTTGCCGACCTCAATGGTAGGCGTGTTTGGATTTGCGCCCCACAATACCGCCGAACCTTCAAAAAGCACAAGCTCTTTGATTAAGTTGTAATCCTTCGCTGCTTCCTGCTTTACAGTTCTATATCCGATTGAATGTCGGTTAATATGCCCGGATTTGTAAAACTCCAAAACATCATTACCCCAAGTGGTATTCGGAATGTCGGTAATACCAACTAAATCGTTACCCTCCAAATTCAATTCAGTAAACTTTCCAATTGCGGATTTTAAAGACGGGTTGTGATCGGTTAAATGCCAAATAAGGTTTGCCCCTTTTGGACCTCTTTCAGATAAGGTTTTTGTATAGGCTCCTGAATCAATTACATCGTTCTCAAAGTCCTTACTTCCCGTTTGTGAAATAACTACCTTAACCCTACGGGAAACGCTATCAACGTCCTTAACCGAATCGGATATGTTTTTAACTTGGTAAAACATGAATCAAAAATGAAATTTAATTTTGATTTGATTGTGTATTTATGTCAACTACTTAAAACAAATTCAGGCTTCCTTATCAAACGCCCGTTCTTGTCTCTTTTATTCGTTACGGCATAAGTACACCGACATTGAATAACATCTTTCGCTTGCGCCTGTGGGTCGTGTGGATGTTCCAATTCAGCACCGCTGCGAGGGTCCACAAACTTAGCGTTAAAATCAACCGTTTGCCCGTCCATGTAATAGTGATCAGGGTTCTTCTTTGCAAAGTCCTGTGGTGTACGGTCATTCATAGGATTACCCCTTGTCCTGTTATCTCTTGCCGAAATCCACATCTTTTCTTTTAGGAATGGTGACCTATCAGCACCAACGTAAGTCCCGGCATGAATAGCTTTGCCCGTTTCGGTCCTTGCAATCATTTCAGCACGGTTTGCCGTAATAACGCCTAACCTTTCATCATTCAGAATATACCGTACCGTTTCATCAACTCCCCAACCTTCGTTAATGGATTTGTCAAGAATGGAATTAAATAGTTTCTGATTAGTTTTGACTATTGCAAAAGTCCCGTTATTATAAAAGTTTTGTCCTAAATACTCTAAGATAATTCTGAACCATTCTTCATTACTACCCATTAATAATTTTTCACGCCGTAGAGTATCGTAATTGGTTTTCGCATACGATACCGCAACCTCTTTGTAAAGGGCTTGTAATACTGAAAAAATAGAATCTGAAAAAATACGAGTATTCGCAAAGTTCCGACCATCCCCACGTTCTACGGCGTCCGCTAAAAGTCTTAATTCAATCTGTAAAGCCCTTTCAAACTTCGCTTTCCACTTGTTGATCAGTCGGACCGTTTGATTCCGTTGGCGTATCCAGTATTGTCTCCTTTGCCTTTGATTCATGGCATAACTGTATTATTTGTTTGGAAAGTTTAGAACGTTTCATTTTCATAAGGACAAATTTGTCAATACATTTTTTCTCTTTGTCGCCTTCAGGATACACCCTCTTTGCAATCATTTCGCTGTATTTCCTTAGTTCATGCTCCATCGTTGTAATGAGTAATAAAAAGCCATTGCAGGGTAGTTAACGATCATTTTATTACCCATGAAGGTTACGAAGTTAAAGCCCGTCCTGTCCCAAATCAGGTTCATTAGGAATGTTTAAATCTGTCAAAGGTGCATAGTTACCACTTATGAAATAGTTGTTATGATCCGGGTTTGTAGTTTCATCAAAGCCCATTAGTTTTCTGTATTCATTCAAAGTAATTGCGCCCCTGTCAAACATTGCTTGATAAGTTGCACCTAATTTGGTTAAGTCATTCTGCAACTCAGGAACGGAACTGAAATCAAACTCCAAATAATAGCCGCCTTTGAATGCCGGTATAAGCACACGGTTTAACTCATCTGCCAAACTCCGGCACATCGGCTGAATGGTGTTGACAATAAAACTCTTCATTGCCATTTCCTTATTCGCAAATGTGGTGTCCGATTGGAAAAGTTCATAAGGCACTCCAAACAAAGCGCAAAGCCGTTTTAATGTCAATTCTTGCGATCCTAACAGTTGCATGTCCACACCGCTTAACCCTAAGTCTAAATACCCCCATTCGCCTTGTAATGCAGCGACGGATGCCTTAACCTCTTTGTTGTTAACCTTTGTAAGCATCACGTAATCTAATTGGCTTCTTTGATCAGGTGTCAAATCGGTATAATCCTTATTGAAAAGTACACCCTTTGCACCTCCGTTTTGGAACATTGCAACGGCTGAATCCATCGAATCGTTATCCTGTTGTAACCTACGTGTGGCAGGAAGCAACGGAGACATTCCCCGTAAATGTGAACCCGTCGAAAGGTCAAAGTCAGGGTTGAAGGTTTTCCAATGGATAATATCTTCCTTTTGAATCGGAATTAATGCACCGTTTGCGTTCAATATCCAATACTTCACGCCGTACATATCCAACGGGTCCGGGACCGCC